TGTTGTTCGCATCAATCGACTTGATGACTTTAATGTCCAAGATGCGGACACAATCACCTTGGAGGAGGGAAAGATCTACGTTCGCGGTGCTGAGATCGTTACCGATAAGCGGTTCATTGTTGAGCCCAATGTGGTTCTTACGCATCAAAGCTTTGATGCTGGTGAACGACTTATCTACACCGGGACAGGGGACATGTTTACTGGGGTGGACGTAAGAACATTTAGCCATCGGTGGGACGCCATTTCAGCGCCTAATGCTAATCAGATCTATAACTTCTCTGATGTTGGCTCTGATTCGATTGTCTATATACAAGATGTACGAGGTTTTGCTGACTCCGGGCTTGAAAAAATTAGTCAAAAGTTTGGCACCTTTACAGATCTTGAAACCCTTCAGATCGTTAATTGCGGGTTTGTATCAGCTGTTGATGAAACATTTTCTCTTGGGCTTGATGGTGGACTGACCTTAATCGGGGACTTTTCCGTTCTTACCATCAACCGTCTCGCTTTGGGAAGTGCGAGCTCAGCTTTTAAGGGATTAGAGTACCCAGGGGCTACCTTCCAGGTGTTTGAAGTCAATAATATCATTTTCGTCGCACCTTCTGGAGCAATTGGTATTTCCGGGGACGAGGATTCTGCAAACATCGCCCCCGGAGTTATTGCTACTGTACGTGACTGCGAGTTCATTGGCGGAGTCACCCCGTTAGAGAACATCTCAAGCGGCGATAAACGATATGACTTTGACAACTGTCCGCCGGTTAGTGATTCAACCATTAAAGGCATCCTGCAATTTGATGGTAACACCGATGTGACTGTGATGTCTGGCCCTAACGTACCAACGCCGATTAACACCTTATGGTCAGATGGAAATGTTGAGGAGCGCATCTGCTTTAGTGATAAGGTGACCTTTGACAACACCACCAACACCTGTACGGCAGTGGATGGCGCCATCGATGCCACTGGTGGGACTGCGTTCAACCACGGTCTTGCTAATGGGGATAAGATCGAGTTGCGTGAGAACGGTGGCCTTCCCGCTGAGCTGCAGGAGAAGGTCATTTACTACGTCGGCAGTGTTACTGCCACCACCTTTCAACTGTACGCCGACAGTGGACTTACAACATTAGTTGAGTTCACTGATGACGGTACCGAGCCCAACTACTACTGCCACACCACGGGGGACAGCGCGTCGGGCTGGTTTGTGTACACCGGTGAGGTAGCTACCTCGTTGAGCATTGAGGGCTGGGTCACCGTGCAGAAGGTATCAGGAGCTGACAGCCCAGTACGAGCGGTATTGATGAAGACTGACACCTCGTATGCTGCCACCCGTGATGCTAATGGTTCCACCGTCTCGGCTCGAAACGGCGTGCCCTTGTCTTCACAGGTCGTGGATATTCTCGATGTCGTGGAGGATGAGGGATTTGTTATTTATGTGGAAAATGGTATGGGCGGTGTGGATAATGAGGTCACTGATTCAAGGATGATTTGCTCAAGGTCATAATAAGGTGTTTACAGGTGATTGAAGGCGTGCTAGGATCAGTTCAATCAACCACAATGGTTGATAGCTGAGTCCCAGGCAGCCAGCAGCCTTGACCCTCTTAGAGGAGAATAGTATGTTGGTAGAAGCCAATTCAAACAGGTCCTCACAAGGACCTTCCACAAGAGAAAAAATCCAACGGCTTCAGGAGACCATGCTTGAGCTCCGCACTGACATGCCTGAGGCTGAGCACTTCTTTGCTCCTGGAATGTACGGCCGCCGCTTTTCCATGACCGCTGGTATGCTTGTCGTCGGAAAAATTCATAAGCATGCACACCTAATGATGGTCCTTAAAGGCCGAGCTGAGATCGTTACCGAGTTTGGTCGAGATCTGGTCGAGGCGGGCCACGTTTCTGTTTCACAACCTGGCGCGAAGCGTGTTGTACTTGCTATAGAAGATACGGTATTTATGACCGTTCATCATAACCCTGATGATGAGTTAGACCTGGAAGCCATTGAGGAGCAGCACATTGAAGATGAAAACTTTCAACTTGAGTACCACGAGGATATTCGGAGGCTATTAAAATGAGCTGGGGATACGTAGCAGTTGCAGCTGGGACCGTCGTGTCTGGGTACCTGCAAAGTGACGCAACTAAAAGTGCAGCAAAAGAGCAAGGTTCAGCGACGGCTCTTGCTATTGATGAACAACGACGGCAATTTGACGCGATGCAAGAGCTGCTTCGCCCGTACTCTGAGGCCGGTGAGGAATCACTGGCAGCTCAGCGGGCATTGATTGGTCTTGCGGGGCCAGAGGCGCAGGACGCGGCAATTGCTCAGTTAGAGGTTTCTCCTCAATTCCAAGCAATGGTAGAGCAAGGCGAAGAGGCCATATTACAAAATGCCGCCGCCACTGGGGGTCTCAGAGGCGGGAACACCCAAGCAGCTCTTGCCCAGTTTCGCCCACAGATGCTTAGTGACTTGGTGCAGCAGCAGTACGCCAACCTTGGCGGTATCACAGGTCTGGGTCAAAGTTCGGCGGCTATGACCGGTGCTGGTGGTATGCAGACCGCTGCCAACATTGGTCAATTTGCAACCCAGGGTGGCGCCGCACAAGCAGCTGCTAGATTGGGTCAAGGCCAGATCTACAGTAACACCTTGGGCAACTTGGTTGGGTTGGTGGCTGCCCGTGAAGATGCCCCTGCTCCAAGTGGTGGAGGTGGTAGTGGAGGAGGCGGGGGCGGCATACTCGGCGGCCTTGGTGGAGCTATTGGAGGACTGTTCTAATGCCAGTTAACTATAATTTTCAGGATCCTAGTGCAGCAGTAGCTCGCGGGTTTCAAATTGGGTCAGCAATTAACCAGGCTCGTCAACAACGGGCTGATAGAGATCGCGCGCTGGCTGCCCAACAAGCGATGAGGAATGATTTGGCAACAGTTCTCTCAAAAGAAACCCCTACTGCCTCTGATTACGCAGCACTTACAGTGAAGTACCCACAATTTAACGAGCAGTTTCAACAAGCTTGGAATATGCTTAGTGATGAACAAAGATCAAATCGAGTTTCTCAAGCCTCTGAGATTTACGCGTCGCTTGAAGCTGGTCGACCTGAGATCGCTCGTGATTTGCTTGAAACCCAGGCTCAGGCAGCGGAGAACACTGGTGATACTCAGTCTGCAAGGGCTGCACGAACGCTTGCTGAGACCATTAACATCAATCCTGACGCTGCTAAGACATCAGTGGCACTTCGATTATCGAGCATGATGGGACCTGAGGAATTTACTGAGACCTTTACCAAGCTTCAATCAGAGCGGCGTGAGGCATCACTTGCTCCTGAGGAATTATCTGCCGCCCAGTCAAAAGCCAGAAAGGCTGCCGTTGATGCTGATTTTGCGGAATCGGAGGCTGCTCTCGACCTCCAGAAAAAAGGCTGGGACATCTTCAAGATTCAGGAGGATGCTAAGATCTCCCGGGAAAACAGTCGCATTGCTGCTATGAAGGCACAACTTGCTCGTGAAACCAATGAGCTTAAGCGGCGGGAGCTTGAGCAGAAGGTGGCTGATGCGCAACATAAGCGGGACGCAGAGGTGCGCGCTAAGGTGGCCGACGTTGAAACAGCCAATACGAACATTGATAACATGCTTAATACGGCTGATCGAATTTTACAGACACCAATTGGGGTGGTAGAGGATGCCACCGGTCCCATTAGTGCTCGCCTTCCGACACTTGATCAGGATACAGCTGACTTCGAGGCGCTGATCGAAAATCTAGACGCTCAAGCGTTCTTAGCGCAGATCCCCAACCTGAAGGGAATGGGGGCGTTATCTGACGCTGAGGGTAAGAAGATCACAGCCGCGCTCCAGAACTTTAACCTCAAGCAAAGTCCACAACGATTGATGTCCAATGTGCGTGAGGCGCAGCGACTGCTTTTAAAAGCCCGTGAGAACATTGCTCGTCGTCATGGGGTGCCGTCCACGACCCCAGATACCCCCGCAGTTGAGACCTCACCTGAAGACATTGAAGCACTGCTTCAGAAGTACGGAGGCTAGATAATGGCCACACTACCTGAACTTGAGCGAGCTCTAGTAAACGCTGATAAGGCCGGTGATCAGGAAGCAGCACGGCGGCTCGCCACGGTCATCAACCGTGAGCGAGAACGGCGTGCCGCAGATCCAAGTATTGAACTTACTGAGCAGATCCCGGATATGGGCCCAACTGTGGTGCTGGGCACCGTACCTGAGGCCCCTGACCCCACGCTTGGTGATCAGTTAACAGGCGCTGGCGAGGCCGCTCTGACCACAGTAACTGGTGCCACAGGAGGCACCCTTGGAATGATCGGCGGGACCCTTAAGGGGATCGCTGAGGAGCTGCTCGCTGGCGAGTTTGGCACGAGAGAGGCGGCCGATCGGATCGAGCAGCAGGCGATGGAGGGCATGCAGGCGCTGACATACGCACCGCGGACTGAGGCGGGTCAAGAGATCGTTGAGACCATCGGCGAGGTAACTGAACCTTTAGTCGCGGTTGCTCCTATGGCGGCTCAGCTTCAACCGGTGGCGGCTTCAACTCGTGCCGCTGCACCTGTTGCGCGTGCTACAGTTGGCCGTCGCGTTGTGCAACCAGCCCAGCAAGCAACACAACAGGTAGTGGAGCGCATCAAGCAAGCCGTACCGGCACGTGATGATGATGCAAGACCTACTCCTGGCACTGGTACCTCAGCTGGTGCCCAGGCTGTTGATCAAACAACGTTACGCCAGACCCAGGCAGATGAGCTCCCGGTGCCTATTCAACTTACTGAAGGGCAACGCACACGTGACTTTGAGGCGCAGCGCTTTGAGCGTGAGACCGCGAAGCTACCTGAGGAGGGTGCGCCCATCCGTGAACGGTTTGAGGAGCAGAACATGCAGCTGCAGCAGAACCTGGATGAGTTCATCGACGCCACTGGGGCTGAGCTTACTGAACTGCGCGGGGTGGGTGAGATCGTTGATAAGGCGCTGCGCAACCGTGCCGCCAATGATAAAAGGCGGATCCGCTCCCTGTACAAGGAGGCCGAGAAAGCAGGTGAGATGGAGGCGCCAGTGGCGCTGACTACCTTTATTAAGCACCTGAATGACTCGGCGCCTGAGGCTGAGGTGGCAAATGTGCTCAAGGCAGTGCGCGCCAAGGCCATCCAGCTGGGTGCTGCCACTGAGGGCCCTGATGGGCAGCTGGTGCCTGGCGCCATTTCACTGAAGGACGCTGAGCTGCTGCGCCGTTCTATTAACAACGCTACCAATGCTGAACCAACTAACATCCGTCAAGCGGCTATTATGAAGGGGTTGATTGATGAGACCACCGCGGGCTTAGGGGGCGATAAGTACCGTCAGGCACGGCGTGCTCGTGCGCGCTATGCCCAGGATTATGAGAACATTGGCCTGGTTAAGAACTTAATCGGCTTGAGGCGTGGTTCGGAGGATCGTGCCATTGCGCTTGAGGATGTAGTACGCAAATCAATCCTTGAACCATCCTCCTCGCTTGATTCAGTACGACAGCTACGTCGTCTGCTCCAAACCAAGGCCGGTGACGAGGGCAAGCAAGCTTGGCGTGAGCTGCAAGGTGCTACCCTGCGACACATCCAGGATCAGATGCTGAAAGGCGTCACTACTAATCAGCGTGGCGATCGCATTGTATCACCAGCCCAATTGGATCGCGCCGTCACCAATCTAGACAAGACCGGTAAGCTGGACTTTATCTTTGGCAAGAAGGGGGCGGAGCAGCTTCGTACCATCAATGACGTGGCCAAGACAGTACTGACAGCCCCGCCTGGCGCGGTGAACACCTCAAATACCGCCACTGTGCTAGCAGGTCTGATGGACGTGGCCTTGACTGGCACCACTGGGGTGCCGGCGCCTGTGGCAACCAGCTTTAAATTTTTAACTGGGCAAATTAAAGATGCGAGATTGAAGGCTCGCATTAAACAATCATTGGGAGAATAACTATGGCTGCATTTTCAGTTACACCGCCTTTTGATGTGTTTCCTAACACAGCAGGCGACCCGCTTGAGGACGGGTTTATTTATCTTGGCACGGCAGGCCTCAACCCTGAAGCTAACCCTATTAACGCGTATTGGGACGCGGCACTTTCTATCCCGGCTGCACAACCAGTACGTACGATCAACGGGTTCCCATCACGCAGTGGAACACCTGGGCGACTTTTTGTAGACGCTGATGACTATTCCATTACCGTGAGAAATAAGAACGGTTCGTTGGTTTACTCGTCACTAAACTCCACTGATCGCATTCCCTTCAGCCTTATTAGCGGCCAGCTTGATTCGGAACGAGTTGATTATCTGGCGCCTTTTGGTGGGTCAAGCTCGCGCACCTTGGAGGCACGCTTATCAGATCTTCTTAGCATCAAGGACTTCGGGGCTGTGGGTGATGGGGTGGCTGATGACACCCCAGCATTTCAATCAGCGTTAGCATCTGGGCGCGATATTTATTTTCCTGATGGTACGTACCGAGTGGTGCTCACTGCTGGTGCGAACTTTACGCCGTCGGCAAATACTGCGTTAATCGCAGATGACCCTCACCAAGCGGTGCTCGCGTTTGAGTCCGCCACTTCGTCATACAAGTCCATTTTTAATGTAACCAACGACGGGTTCTCTATCAAGGGCCTAGGAAGCACCTTCTCAGGCGTGGCCTCAGACTCTACTCAGTTTATCTCCTTAACAGCCAATGATCTTACTGTGGTAGGTTGTAAAATCGACGGCGGTAATGTCGCTGGCAGTAACTTATACAACTTTATTGAGTACTTGGACGTTGATACGTCCAATATTCGTATAGTGGATAACGAGATTTCTGGTGTGCAGCGCGTGCAGCTAAGGAGCAACACGCGAACGGGGAACATTAGGAACGTGCTGTACCAAGGTAACTACATCCATGATCTGGGTCAAGGCGGTGTTCAATTTAACGTTCCCACAGGATCTGCAAAAAATATTCGTATTGTCTCAAACCACTTTGAGGACTTTACTGCAGGCACTGAGCAGATCTTTTGTGGTGGTGCCAGTGTACAAAATATGGTAATTGCTTCCAACGTATTTGAGGGCGATGCCAATGAGTGTGTCCATCTTGAGGAGGAGGCTGAGAACATCGCCATCACAGGTAATGAAATCGTGGCCAACGCAGATGGTATCTTTCTTACCGACAACAACATAGGCGGTACGTTTGAACAACCCCAAAACATAGTGATCTCATCAAACGTCTTTTTTGATGGTTCTTTAACGCGAGCCAATCGTGCCATCCGAGGCGTAGCTGATGGTACTGGGATTCAGTCATTCGAATCTGTCACCATCACGGGCAACTCTATCAAGGGGTACGAACAGGCGGTCTCACTTGATTTCGCGCCCAAGCTAATTACTGGCAACACGATCATTAATTGTGACTTTGGTTGTCGAATTAATCACGCGACACCTACGGTGACTGATAACGCGTTCATTAATGTTGCTACGGCGCTTTACTCGGTCAGCAACGGCGGGCTGTTTGGTAACAACTCATTCAAGGATTGCACCACGGTGGCAACCACCTTAAATGGTGAGAAGTTGTCAATGACCGGGTTCAAGGTATATGTTGATGTTGATACTAACTTGCCTGCGACCACTACCACCAACGTAAATCTAGGTATTGATGTCGGTGCCGAGTTCTGGGGGCACGCCACCGCGCAGGTGTATGTTTCTCCCACGTCATATCAGCACCGCATCTCACAGCTTGAATATGACGGCGCTACTGTTACTGACACGGAGCGGCAGCGTAACGGCTCTGGTAGCGTGGCATTTTCTGGTTTTGTCAACAACGCCGGTGAGCTAGCTGTGGCGCTAAATAACACGGCGGGTTCAGCCGCCACCTTACGTAACATCAGCGTCCAGTTCGACGGGATGTGGACATCATCAACCTAGGAGGCACAGTGGATCAAACAATTATTAATTGGCTTCTTGGCTTGTTTGGCACGTTGATTGGTATCTTGGTAAAATCACTCTGGCAGGCTGTAAAGGATCTTCAAACATCAGACAAGGAGCTTGTCGAGAAGGTCAACTCGATTGAGGTGCTTGTCGCTGGTCAGTACGTGAAGCAGGATGAGTTCAACCGGCTCAGTGACGCTATCTTCAAGAAGCTTGATCGGATTGAGGACAAGCTTGATGATAAGGAGGATAAACAATGATTGAGCTGCTTGTTAACCCGATCTCGAACTTGCTTGACAAGTTCGTGCCTGATGCTGATGAGAAGGCCAGGCTAGCCCACGAGATCGCCACCATGGCCGAGCGACAGGCTCATGAGATCGCACTTGCCCAGATTGAGATCAATAAAGCCGATGCCGCCTCAGGTTCAACATTCCGTGGCGGGTGGCGCCCGTTCATTGGATGGACCTGCGGTGTCGCCTTTGCTTACCACTTTGTGCTACAGCCTCTGCTGCTTTTCATCGTGGCCATCTCAGGTGTACAGCTTCCAACATTACCCGAGTTTGATATGGCATCTTTGCTCACGGTATTGGGCGGGTTGCTGGGTCTTGGATCCTTAAGAACGTTTGAAAAATATAAAGGGGTTTCCAAATGATTAAGAAGGTCGGTAAGAACTACAACGTGTACAATAAAACCGGTAAGAAGAAGTTAGGTAGTCATCCCACTCGCGTCAAAGCGTTGGCCCAACTACGCGCCATTGAGGCCGGCAAGACAAGGAGGAAGAAGTGAAAACAAAGATCTTAATAGATTCTTGGAACCAACCGGAGTGCACCCTGGGCCGGCTCCAGTACGGTGATTTCCGTTGCTTTACCTTGGAGCTGCCGTGGTTGGGCAACAGTCGTAACATCTCTTGCATCCCAGCTGGTACCTATAAAGCCACAAAGTATGGGTCGCCGAAGCACGGCGCTGTGCTGTTGCTTCATAATGTCCACAACCGGACTTATATTGAGGTCCACGCGGGGAACTACACCCGCCAGATCGAGGGATGCCTGCTTGTGGGAGATGGTATCAAGTACTTAGATGCGGATGGTGTCCCAGATGTCACCAACTCGCGCGCCACCCTGTCTAAGCTGCTTGACCTGGTCCCTGATGAGGTCGATGTCATTATTGAACGTACCAGAGGTTAACAGGAACCGTACCAGGTCTTACAGAAGCGCCCAACCTAGGTTAGCCTATATGCCTGGGTTGGGGCGCGCTACGGATGAGCTCTGAAGGTCCTAGAGCTGATCAAATTTTAACCACTTCCTACCTGATGATTCCCACAAAGCCTGCGCCTCATTGTGGGGATACTCCTCCACAAAGATGATACGTTCACAGGCTGTGTTAAGCAGCAACTTGGTGCAGGTCATGCAGGGCGACGCTGTCACAAAGGCGGTGTGGATCTGGTGGACGTCGCCGCACTGGAGCAACGCGTTCTGCTCGGCATGGATGGCCTGGCACCCATCAAGATCGGTGCCACTAGCTGACCGCGCGCCGCTGCAGATATTTCTGTTATCCGCCACTAACGGCACGTCATGTTCCACCGCCAGTTGGTGGTTCTCAACCACTGGCACCAGCTCTGGTTGGTTGCAATGAGGCAACCCGGCGGCCACCCCATTATAGCCAGTCGATAGCACGTGGCCTCGTCTATTCAGGAGCACGCACCCCACTTGACGACGATAACAGGTAGACCGTTGGGCAGTGAGCTGAGCTAACCCCATGGCCCAGGTCTCTCGTGACGGCCTCATTGCTCCCACCCCCGCCTGATGCTCATCAGTTTTCCCACCAGCGCAGAAAGGTGGTGCCAGGTTTAGTATCACGCAGGTCCTTCAACCACTTGGAGAACTTCTCGCTGTCTGTAAACAACGCCTCCGGGGTCAGCTGCTGATCCAGGACCTCCGCGGTCAGGCACTCACGCGCCGCCTCGAAGTTGCGCTCATAAAGGTGGGAGCTGGCTGCGGTTAGGTGAAGATCACCAGGTGTGATAGGGCCATCCGCGTTGAGGTCACCGTTCAACAAGCAGCACACCATGTGACTGAGCATGCTGAAGTTGAAGACGTCGTATGGTACCCCCAACCAAACATCAGATGAACGCATGAAGGTGTGGCAGTTCAGCTTGTTGTTGCGAATGTTAAAGAACACCGCTACGGTGCACGGCACGTCCTTGGTCGCAGGTGGGCACTCACGCCAAATGGTGAGCCCAGCCTGACGGGTGTCGAGATCCAGTAGCAGCTTCGATACCACGTACTGCAATTGCGACATAATCTTGGGCCCATAGGCACCGAAGAAGGTCTCGCCGTCATCGCTGAACTGGCTGATGTGCTTGTTGTACGGGGCGATGGTGCTGACCCGATTGTCACCGGTCAGAATCCAGTAGGCCTCAGCGGCCATGAACTGGTAGCTCAACTTTCGTTGTGGCACAGTCAGTACCGGACGGCGCATGTCCACCACCATGGTTCGCTGCAGCAGCTCCCTGGTTAACTGGCCGCGCGGCGCTACCTCATCGCCGTTGGTTAAGATGTCATTGATGGCCTCAAGCCACACGTAGGGCAGATCTTTTGTCATGATTATCCTCCGATATAGTCAAAGAGCTCATAGGGCTTCGTGATATTGAAGCGCTTGTGATGTTGCGGGTGCGGCACGGTGGCTGCCATGATCTTCAACCGATAAAGTTGGGTGCACGCCTCCTTGCCCAGCGCCACGATACGCTCTGGTTCTAGGTCATAGAGCACGGACAGGTCCTGATCAGCGTTGATCCAGAGCAGGTCCTTTTCCCAAACGTCATGATCACCAAGCTGCTCAGTCAACCACTGACTGCACCCCAACTTGCTGAACGACGCGAATGGCCACTGATACAGGGCGTCACAGTCCTTTTGGTAGGCGAACCCCTCCCCAACCAGCACCGTCCTGGCACCCCAGTTCCCAGCTGATTGGACGTCAAGCGGGTGTTGGGGCATGCGAAGGGCATCGACCAGCATGGGGCGTAGTTCTGGTTCCGCCGTATAGTCGTACATCAGCTCAGGCAGCCCGGTGCGGTTCTTGCCATACAGGTCGTAAACCACCCGGAGCTGGTTGTCGTTCTCGAGGTACTCCTCCTCACGGCGACTGAGGTAGGTCTGCTTGACCTTGGCCCAGGGTGGGCGACAGTGCACCACCACCGCACCGCACCGCATGGCAAGTCGTTCAAGCATCCGACAGGTGGCGTAGCCCAAACGATCCTGCCCCTCACGGAAGGCGGTGCCATAAGGCACCTCGCTGAGCCAGCAGCGATCGAAGACCACACCCTGGTAACCGAGCAGCGCGGGCAGCATGGCCTCGACGTACATTCGTGCCAGGTTCTTGCCAACCTGCGGTAGGTTGGCAAAGTGCACGTACTTAGCACCAGTGGCCTTGGCGTATTCGACAGCGGCAGTGGTCTTGCCTGATCCATCAGGGCCCTCGAAGATGGTAAGCTTACTTGATCTCATCGTCCACCTCCTCGGCTGACTCATCATAGCCACTGGTCAATAAGATCTCTTGGGTCTTAGGTCCGACCCAGCCCTCTGGTTTGATACAATCAACTGGGTGACCACGCTTCCCAACCCCGCGCTCCTTGTCCATGTTGGCGCGCTGCACGTCATCCCAAAGCTCCTGCCACGGCAGACCGAGCATCACAGCTGTTCCCATGGCCACGTAAACCAGGTCGATGAGAGCATCAGCCTGCTCAGCCAGGTCCTGGTCGTCGATCTTATAGAACTTGACCTTAGTGGATGGATCGTCAGGGTAATCCAGTGGGTTCCCATCGACGGTCAGGATGCAACCGCACCCCATGGCAAACTCGCGAAACTCCTCAAAGAGGAACTCCATCCGCTCTTGGAGCTTACGATCAGTGAGGCGGCGAGGGGCATCGCCATTAAGCAGCCCGAACTTCTTGTGAAAGGTTTTAACATCGTTGAAGTTGCTCATTAGAACGGAGCCTTATCTTTGGCGCGACGCTTGCGGCGTGACGACTTGGCTGCCTTTGGCTTACGGCAAACCCAGAGGTTGTTGCGTGAGTGGTCCTGGTACAACGGGCCGAAGATGTTGCTGATGGCGTCGTTGTCAAAGTACTCACGCAGGGCGTCAGAGACCTCTTTGATGGCTTCGGTTGAGCAACGGTCGGTATCTGCTTTACCAATGTGTTTGATGTCCATGAAGGTACCGAAGCGGCGCTCAACAACGAAGCCGGCCTTTTCAACCTCCTCCTGGAGCTCGTCAGCATAGTACTCATGGATATGGTTAGCGGCATGGCGCTTACCATCGTAGACAGGGGTGGACATTAGCATGACGCCGCCTGGTTTCAATGCTTCAAGGCAACCCTTAAGCAGCTTACGCCCGCTGGCCACCTGCATGTGCTCAATGACCTCAAAGTGCACTGCGATGTCGAACTCACCGTGCTGCTCTAGGATTTTCTTACGGACACGTGGATTGGTGAAATCAACCTCACCGTAGAAGTCCAAGCGTTGCGACTTTGACTCCTTGAGCTTGTTTAGATCCACTCCCACATAGCGATCAACATGCGCAGCGGCACCGCCGGTCAGGATCTTGCTCAGTGGCTTCTCCTCACCGCACCCGATCTCAATCACTGAATCCTTGGCAGTGATGAAGCGGCGTGCAAAGCTCCAACGCCAGAAGTGGGCTGAGTAGTCCCGGTGCAGCGTGCGGCCGTGGCCGGACATCTTCAGTTGGGTGGTGTCGAAATCGCGCTCATCACGCTTCACTTGACGCGTCTTTGGCATCATTCTTCTCCTTGGTTAGGTTAGATGGGTGGACGTACTGCAAATGGCACTGCGGGCGGTTTCGGTCCTTGCGAGGGGTTGGTACAAAGACGCCCTTGTGGCCAACCTCATTGACAAGACCTGAGTCAACGACTGCTTGGCCAGCGGATCTTAACTTCATTTTGCCTCCGGTGGGTTCTTCCCCTGTTTAGTTAAATTGTTACGGTACCACTTCACGTAGCTGCGCTTCTTGTCCTCGAGGTCAAAGGCAGCCTGCACCTGGGCGAAGATCTCATCATCAGTGAGCTCACCCGCCATGATCAGTGCCTGGAACATCTGAGCAGCAGATGGGTAGCCTGAGCTGTTCTTGGCTTTCTTCACTGCCCGCCGTGCTTTTCGCTTGGTGGTTGAGTCAGGTGCCTTGGGCGCATCCTTCACCTTACGTTGCCGCTTTGGCTTCTCCACTTTGGTTGGTGCCCGCTTTAAGATGATCGTCTCACGGTCGATGGTGCTCACTTCAATGATCTGCGCCAAGTGCTCAACAACCGCCTCACTGGCGCCGACCGCTAAGGCATAGTTAAGATACAGCGCAGCGGCCTTGTCTAGCGGGTAGTCTACCATGGGTAGATAGCGCTTGTCAAATGACACCCGTGTGGTGGTGTGCACCTGAAAGCCCTCTGAGATGTCAAGCGGGATGAACTCAACCTCATCGCCATCCTTCACCAGCAGACAGGTTCGTCCGTTATGGTCCCGGTAAACGCCCTTGCTACTTGCGCCGGCGCGTTTTCTTCTTGCCATGTTTGGCCTCCACTTCTAGTTGTTCTGCAATCATTGAAAGTTCCAACAGTCCTTGAATCCAGATGCGCGCCTCCTCGATCTGAGATGGGCCGGCAGTTTGCCAGTGAAATTTGACTCGCCTATCTGGGCCCATTGTGACCAGACCACGACGACAATCACCCACGTAGAACTGAAACCGCTTCTCGGTATCGGTGCTCTCGTCGCGGATATTGATGTTCTCAATCCTGTCCATCACAACCTCCTTTGTAGGGTGGCCACCCAGGCCGCTGCTCAGGTGGCAAGTGGTCATGATCGTGCCACAGCTCAACCATCTCACAGTAGTGCTGACGTTGAGTCATCTCATCCTCGTAATCTGATTGGTCAACGACAAGAAGTGCCATTGCAATAACCACCAAAATGAGGACCAACTTACGGTTGTTCATGGTCAGTCCTCCACTACGTGAACAGCAGTAGGGTCCTGGTTGATGGGATCAAAGGCCGGTGGCAACTCACCTTTGCGACGCAGCTCACAACGGTACCAGGCAGGATAGTGGCGTTTCTCTGGCCCGAACCGCTCCTCACCATACTTTTCCTGCAGTGCCTTGAAGATGGCAGCGTTGTCTGCACCGTCCAGGATCATGTCACGGCACAGGCTGGAGATGGTGACCCGCTTCTCCTTCTTGACCTTAGTAGCTTTCTTCTTGGGCTTTGGCTTGGTCTGCTCTTTGAGAGATTCAAGATGCCCCTCAGCGAGGGCCACCTGACAGGTAAAGCGGCCGTCTTCCATCTTCTCAATGAAGAGGCCGTAGTCGCGGGAGTTGATTCCCATCTTGCGAAGCACCGCAGTAGCGGAGTCGCGCCGCTTGAAGATCTTAACGGTATCAGCTTGTTTAGTCATAATTGAACCCTCAGCAAGGTTGTTTTGTGATCATGAGGTAATAATACAACACTACTAAGGATTTGTAAACACCTAATTTCAAACTTTTTTGATCTTTTTGAGCGCAGTGAACAGAGCATTCTGACCTCGGCGCTTCATCTTCAGGGCCCCGAACACGGCCTCATCGATGGTGCCCTCAGCAATCAGGTGGTGGATGAATACCCGCTTGGCGTTGTTCCCCTGACGGAGCACCCGACGGTTGAACTGGTCGTAGAGTTCGTAGTCCCAGGTCAACGAGTGCCATGCCACGTGGTGACCACACTCCTGCAAGTTCAACCCGTGCCCCATGGACTGCGGGTGGCCAAACAGGATGGGCAGCTCACCGCGGTTCCAGGCCTGTTCTAAGGCGGTTGAACGCTTCACTGAGACACCACCACCGATAAAGGGTACGTCTTTGCCAAACCGCTTCTTGATGCGCTCCAGATCGTGTTGGAAGTCATAGGCCACCAGTAACGGTGACCCCTGCAGCTCCTCAACAAGCTCCTCCAGGGCATCCAACTTGGCCTCATGAAGGTCAACCCATTCCTTCTTGGTCGATGGCAGTTTCACCAGGGCCTGTACCTCCGGGTCGAGATAGATGCCACCATTAGCGATCTGACGACACTTCATGCTGGCCGTGGCAGCTGTCTTGGCAGTGATGATGCCCTCATCAATCTTCGCCACCAGGTCGTCCTCGACTGCGTCGTAAATCTTCATGACCTTATCAGGCAGCGCGATCTTAATGTTGTTCTCTACCACCTTGGGCATGTCAAGCAGGTCATCGCCCATGCGTAGGGCAAGTGGACGAAGCCGCTCATAGATGGCCTCATCAGCACCTTCTTTCAAGGTCCAGCTGAACCCGTCATGACCTTGGTCGAAGTAGGTCATGCGGTAGTGGGTGATGTACTGACCCAATGTTCTGCCCTGATCCAGGATGTAGCACTGACCAAACAGGTCCATGAGCCCGTTGGAAGCGGGTGAGCCGGTAAGACCCCAGCGCCGGGCAAAGGTAGGCAACACCAGCTTCATGGCCTTGAAGCGGTTGGTGTTGGTGTGCTTGAACTTTGATAGCTCATCGATGACCAGGGTGTCGAAGCCCAGTGACTTCCACCGTCTCAGGTCAACGCTGACCCGGGTCTTGCCGCTTGGTGTCTTTTCCTTCTTGACCTGAAGTAACCAATCGAGCCCCTCAGGGTTGATGACATAGATGTCCGCCTTCTGCTTCAGCAGCTCGTCCTTATTGGGACCGTGAAGGACCACCACCTTAAGACGACGAAAGTCTCGCCACTTACTGATCTCATTGGGCCAAACTGAGTGACAGACACGAAGTGGGGCAATCAGTAATACCTTACCCAGTACCTTCTTCCGCTTAAGTAGCTTAATAGCAGCAAGAGTGATGGAGGTCTTACCCAGCCCCGGATCTAAGAACAGCGCAGCGGCGGCGTGCTCGAGCAAGAACTTTACGGCCGTCTTTTGGTAGTCGTGTGGCTCCCACGGCGTCGATGACTGCCTGAAAAGCGGTAATTGCGTTGTCATGTACCTGTACCTCATAACCCAGCCCACGGAGCTGGTTGTGGATATGGAGTTGTTTTGGCCTAGGCTCCTCACCTGGGCACTTGAACTCAATAAGAAGTGGGTGACCACCTGGCAGCCAGAAGATCCGGTCCGGATAGCCGTTGTCACCAGTGATCTGCAACTTGGAGCCCTCGATTCCTAGGTGCTTCCACACCAGGTCACAGGCCTCCAGCTCAATCTTGGTCTCGGGGTTCATCGCAGGAGCTGAACGGCATGCCTTGCTTGGGTCTTAGCGTCATCCAGGGCATTGTGATAGGTGCCCTCACGCTTCAGTCGCGGCCCTTTGATAAGGTTCTTTAGGGTACGGTAGCAGCGATTGTTCCACGGTACCCAAGGGACAACCTGGTTCACCGCCCGGTAGCAGCAAGACAGGATGGCGTTGTCAAAATCCGCTCCGTTGCCCCAGATGCGCACCTGTTTAATACCCAACGCTTCGAGGTAGTCAGTGAGCTGAGTCATAGCGGCATCAAGCATCTCACCACCGGTTTTGGCCTCATCAAGCACCACTTTGGCCTCAGCTGACTGTTGGCTCCACCACTCGATGGTGGCGTCATCCATGGTGAGCCCTGATTCCAGGCAAGATTGGGTATTAACCACCACATAGAGCTCATCACCGAGCTCACCTGTCATGGGATCGAAGGCCACGGCCCCGATGGAGAGGATCACGCAGCCCGGGGTGGTGCCCAAGGTCTCAAGATCGATCATGACATCATGGAAGACTTTGCGTTGTTCTTTAAGTTGAGGTTTCATTTTATCCATCCTTTTTCAATTGCAACTAACAGTAAGATCATAAAGATCACGAGTAATACCGGGTGCATAATTGCCTCCTAGTACTTGCACTGACCGCCGCCATTGCTGGCATTGGACTTACGGAAGAAGCACCAGTGGCACAGATTGTTGGGCCGCGGCGCGAACACCTTATCATTGAGCATCGGCTTAACCCGCTTCGCCCAGAGCTTCTGCAGCCGCGGGATGTCCTCACGGGTGAAGACCAGCTTCTCTTTCTTACTGTCCTCAGGGTAAATGATGCCCATATCCAGATAGACAAGGCGCGGCTTCACCACCTCGATGTGGTCATGGAGCAGCAACGCTGCTAAGGCATAGAGCTCCAGCTGCTCGACATACTCCTCGTTCTTCTCTGGACGGAACTTACCAGTCTTCCAATCATTGATAAGCATGGTAGTCTCATCCTCGTGCTCAGCGCAGTCCAGCTTGATCCGTACCCAACAGCCGACCCAGTCGTTCCAGGTGGTCTCATCCCAGTCCTTGGTAAAGGCCCAAGTGTCCTCAACCACCATGCCGCTGATGGCCTTGCGGTACTGACGCTTCAGACGGCGGAACATCTTGGCGAACTGCTTCGCCTCCTCTGGCAGCTTGTTAAGCTGACCCTTGATGTAGGCCTCACAGGCGTCGTGAACATCGGCCCCACGCTGCATGGCCGGGTTGGGCGGCTCCTTGATCTTGTCAATGAACTGCAGCTTGGCCTTGAGCGGGCACAGCTTGTAGGTGTTGTAGCGACTGAAGGACCATGAGGTGATCTGCGTCGCTGGAATTCGTTTGCCCATTATTGAATTACTCCTTTCTTGTCGTATGTTTTAAGTTCATCCCAGTTGGTATCAGAGATGTCGCCCTCACTGAGGATGGGCACGTCAAACTCAACCGATTCCATGGTCTCACGCAGCACCTGCATCTCGCTCTTGAGGATCCGCTTGGGAATCGAGGCAGTGATCTGATCATGCACGTTGAGAATGATCTTCGACGACGGGTGCTTCACCGCGTGGTAGCGGATGATTGCCTCCTTGGTGCAGTCAGCAGCGGAGCCCTGAATCAGCACGTTCACCATCTTGTAATCAAAGTGGCGGAGACGACCTTGCACCAGCTTCGGCTCCTCGCAGTAGTACTCCCGCCCGCCCCAGGTGCGGATGGGCAGCTTGTTGGCCGCTCGCGCCTTCATGTCACGGTACATCTCCTTGATGCCAGGATAGAGCAGCAGGATGGCCTTCTTCAGGGCGCTCGCCTCATCCACCGCCATGTCGTTCTTCTCGGCCATCTTCCCGACGCCCATGCCGTAGATGATGCCGAGGTTGGTGTTCTTTACCGGCTTCCTCTCGTAGTGCTTACCGACCTTGGCCAGCTCCTCCTTGGCGGAGTCATGGAAGTCAATCCACGGGTCGGCCTGGTACTTTTCCAAGATCTGTCCGCCATCAAAGTGACCGAGGATTCGCGGTTCCTGTTGGCTGTAATCACGATCGATCAGGATCTCGCCAGGGAACGGCACAATGTAGCTCCGCACCTTGGGCAGCGGTGGTAGGTCATCAAATGGCGACCTTGGCAGTCCGCGTCGCAGCTTGCGATCGGCGGTGTCGTGCTTGAAGATCGCTTTGAACTCATTGGGAATGTTCTGGAAGTTGGGGGTGGAGGACAGCCGTCCCGTTCTGGTGCCGGCGTTGTCCGCGCCCTTGGGGGACCGCACCTGGTTCCAGTTGGTGAAGATGAGCCCGCCTGACTGCTCAGCGGTGTGCAGCCACGGCGCCATGAACGTATTGAGGCAGGTGTTCAGTTGGGTGCGGTACTTGAGCACGGCCAGGAGCTGTTTATCATTGACCGCGACGAGCAGTGCCTCCTTGTTGGTCTGGTACTTCCCGGTGGGAGTGAGTGGTGCTTTGGCCTCATCAACCAAACCCGCCTCGAGCATGGCCTTAAAGAGCTGCTGCCCGGAGTTGAAATTGATGCCAGGACCACACTGCAGCTTCTCAATGAGCCACTCATTTAACCGCTCGCGCCACTGGCTGTAGCTCTCAACATCGGCACGCAACCGATCCAGGTCAACAGGCAATCCCTGACGCTCCATCTCAAGCAGGATGGGCATGAGACGCCGCTCGCGATCATAGGGCTCAAGCATCTCACGATCCCGGGTCTTCTTCCAGAGCAACTTGAACAGCCCCTCGGTGCGGTCCACGTCACCGTTGGCGTAGGCGCCGGTGAGCTTGCCTGGCGCGAAGCAGAGGTAGCGGCCGAAGTAGTGCTCGCTGGACTTGCTCTTGCTGATCTTGACCCCTGGTACTGGTTGATTGGCAATGAGCCACTCACCGATGGCATCCTGCTCCTCAGCGGGCCAGTCGAGCAGTCGTGCTGCCGCCTCCTTTAGGCCGAGCTCACGCTGGTGGGGGTCATCAAGAAACAACAGGAACATGGTGTCATGGATCTTGCCCCACTCAGGTACCGCAAGACCGAACCACTCCTCCGCCACATCAACATCAAACTTACCGTTTTGGAAGAGCACCCCGTCCTCGCACTGGTAGGCCTCTTCAAGGGCGGATGCGGCCTCCGACCAACAGCAGTTGTTCTCAGTCGGGTGGCCAAAGGCGTAGTACTTGGACTTGCGACCCCACACCTTGATGGAGACACCAACTGGGATAGGTGGGTACTTGGGACGACCCTCAATACCGAAGGTCTCAAAGTCAATGGTGACAGGCTTAGGTTGTCTCATACTGTAGGTTCGTCCATAACTAGACGTTCAACTGAGTCTTCAAATTGTTGTGCAATAACGGCGAGTCGTTCAATGGTAGAATCAAATTGGTTAACTGCCCGGGTAATCTGTTCTGCAGCTGCCACCATCTGATTAGCGGCACGTTGTACTTCCTCTGAACCTTGTAGATGAGTTGATTGCATCACCCAGCTCCTAGTTCTTTGCGTTCACGATCCGCCCGCACCTTATTCAGACGGCTGTGAATGCGTTTGATAAATTGCTTGCGCTTACGTCCTGCAAGTTCCTCATCGAGTAGCTGCTGGCACTGATCCTCGTCAGCATCACGAAGCTTATCATTGAGAGCGATCCAGGTGCGTAAGGCAGGGTTCTCGATTTCTTTCTTCATTAAGTCAACCCGGCAGCTTGCGCCACCGGACCCTAGTTAGATTAGTACTTACGACGGCTGCGACGGGCAGGCTTCTTCGCGCCACGCTTTGGTGCTGGTTCAGCCTCCTCGTCATCGCGCTGATACGGGAAGTCGATGATCTCCATGACCTCCTCACGACGCTGCATGATGGCACCCATCAACTCATCAGGCACTTTGTCAATAACCTCAAAGGTAACCTTGAACTGTGTCTTCGCGTCGGGTACCACAGCCACACGGGCGATGATCCCGAACGGTGGGCGCTTCAACGCACCTGCCACCTGCTTCACGAAGTTGGCAAAGCCCTTGACTGACGTCACTGGCAACTTCATGAAGCCCACAGTCGTGGTGGCGTAGTGATCAGGTTCATCGAACAGCTCAAACTCGCCGTTACGATTGAACTGACCAGCTGGAATCATCGCCAGGCGACGGGTCTCACGTGCAGCTTTGCCCTTGCCGGTGTCAGCTGATCCCCACTCACAGACCTCAGAGTCGGCGCAAAGCTCGCCAGCAAACTCAGGATCAGAGTTCTCGTGCCAACGCAACTCATCCTGATCACGACCAAAGGCAAAGGCGGTGGGTGATTGCGGGGTATCAGGATCGTAACGACCCTCGTAATAGACGGTCTCGAAGATGTGGTCAAGAATCACAACCGCCATCTCATTATCAGGGAGTGGTGCGTCCTGCCAGGAAAGCTGACCACCTTTGGTAGAGAAGAACTGACCACCGCCAGCGACAGCCTCCATGGACGCGGCGACCTCCGCCTGTTTGGCGAGCTCCTCATCCCAGGTGGCGACTTCTTTTGAACTAGATTTACGAGTTCTACGTGACATGTTACTTGTCCTCAGAGTTAAGTTAGTTGGTGTGGGATTGGCAGCGACCACCCGCTGTCTACTCCTCGCCTTTGCCGTCTGTACGGCGCCATAACCTCTATCCTAGATCAGGCTGTGTTGGCAGTTACTACTTGAGACCGGATACCTCGCGCTAGCGGGTCTGGGCAGAGCCGGTTCTGAAGACGTAGAACTACAAGGCTTATTGGGCCTTATTCTTTTTTCTGGTTCCGATGTACTGCAGAACCACCTTCCCACGATTTCGCTTAGAAAGAATGATCCAATCGCAAGGATTGGGCTTTGCCTCCCGAGCAAACTTGGCGGCGTAGTACCCGTGATAGGTTTCCATGGCCTTACACCTTGTTCAGTGACACGGTAACAACGTTGAACTTCTCAACACCCGGGATGTCCTTACCCTCCTCCCACATATCACGAATGGCAGGGGCGGAGGGCTGGAGGTTGTTGGCCAGGTCAAACCGCTTGGTGCGATTCATATATTTGCGGAATGCTTCTTGGTCTTTAACCTGGGGTTGCTCCTTGGTAATCACTGTCGCACGCGCCAAACTGCCGGCAATACCTGATGCCTGGGACTTCGGCAGCTTATTGATGATATGATTCTTGATGGCGGTTTCTTCAGCCTTGAGAGCATCGACTTCTTTTTGAAGAGCAAGGCGCTTTTGCCGCACCTCATAAAGCTTGTCAGCGCACTTACCCATAGCACGGGGGAGACGGATTTTCTTTTCGGTGGTCATGATAATTTCCTCAGCAAGTTGATTTGTGTAGGTTAATAGTAGTACGTTGAATCAAATTTGTAAACACCTAATTTCAATGTTTCTGCTGGCCCAGAGTATGGATGTCCATCACCGCGGCGTCAATGACCTCACGGATGGTAGGTGCCATTACCACCCGCTCCATAGCTGGACCGTACTGACAGACCCACACCCGTTCCCAATCACCGTGCTGCAGGGTGTCGTGGGTGGCAACACACAACCCGTAGTTGCCAATGGCGTCGAGCCGTTCGGCATCATCCATTGTTGATGTACTCCATCTGTTCAAGGAATGATGTCTTAGCTACCTCACACAGGGCGAGACATTCGCTCATCTTCATACCAGCTTGCGCCCAGTTCATTTGATAACCATCAAAATCATCCAACGCGATAACCAACAACTTTTTACCATTCTTAAATGCCCCGCGCTTGCCAATGTCCTCAAGACAGTCCTGTAAACATTGTTCAGGTGATCGCTTGGTGCCGTCATTGGTATGGTCTGCCATTGATTTAATGCTCACGACATGTCCCTCGTGTCACGAAAGCCCAAGAACACTGGAAACCGCGGCTTGTCCTTCATGCCAGTGGGCTGGTACTTGTATTTCACGATCTTTCCATTCAGAAACTCACGCCCGCGCCACAGCTTCCGTCGCTGCTTCCGATCGAAGCCGGTGCCGATGTCAAACTCCACCCCGGTCTTTAGATCACGCACCTTAATGGCCCCGATCATGGGCTTGCCCTCTTTACCCGCCTTCTTGGAAGAGCGCTCCTGGTAGCCGAGCTCGTTCTTCTTGGCCTCGTTGGTGTTGTGCATCAGCTGCTGGTACCCGATGATCTCAGCCTCTGAGTCCTCAAACCGTTTTAGCTTCAGCAACCAGCCCTGTTTCAAGGTACTGCGCCCGTGCTTGTATTGACCCTCAGGATCACGGGTCATCAGTCCCTCAAAGCCCATGCGCAGGGCATTGTTCTCTGACTGGTCAAGTTCTTCGTGGTTATCAATGATCACGTGCCCCACTGGTGCGAAGTACTGATGAAACTTCCCCTTGGTCTGAGTGATTCGTTCAATGGCACTGATAAGCCGTTCTCTAAATGGTAGCTCAGAATCGGTGAAGTCATCAAAGATATAATAGGTCACGTCAGGGCTGCCCTCACGGCTCATGACACCCGAGGTGGTTTTATTGAAGACATCCGGTGCCGTCATGTCGCCCACTGAGCTCACCATCAAGCCCGTTGTACATGGTGTGTCCAAAGATGCGCTGCACGTGCTCATTGGGATCGGCTTCAATGAGCGGCTAACTACCACGCCATCAATGACCAGGGCACGGATGCCGTCGAGTTTTGGCGAGGCGAGCAATGGATAAGAAAGATTTGTGCCGTCGGTCGCGGCAGCAAGCATAGGTTTCATTGACGTTTTGCTCCTTTACAGGTTGGGCACATTACCATGATGGTATGAAACCCAGAGCGTTGTTGGATTTTCCCGGCCCCGTTGCACTCAGGGCACTTTTTAGGGCGGTCAGCGAGCTTCAGTGCGGCCTGATAGGCCTGGCGCATAGTGTGAAAAGTAGTGGCGTCACCCCCACGATCGGGGTGGTGAGTGCCCGCCAGTTCCCGCCAACGGGACTTGATCTCATCAGCGGTGGCAGTAGTAGGAAGGTTCAGGACCTCAAACGGTGTTGTCACCTTGAACGCCCATTTCAGTGATATGAATCATTCCCATGTAGACCATAGCACCCAGCAGCTCCCGCTCAAAGCTCTCTTTATCTGGTTTATCAAGCGCCTCTTCAAGCTTTTTAATGGCCTGAAAGGCGAGACCTCGTGGTCCGCACAGTCCATCAGCAATTCGTTTCCAACGCTGATCTAAGAATGGGGTCTCACACCCACCATGTCGCTCACCCTTACCGAATGCTGCTTGCTCAATCGCAGCACGATATACCGAATATAGGGGGTGATTTTCAATAATTGAATCTTTTTGCTCTTGGGTAAGTTCTGCCATACCAACCTCTTAAAATTTTCTGATAGCTTCCATACGTCGCAAAGCTTGTTCTATAGTTTCATCAGGTTCCACTTCCCAGCCACAGCCAACAGTGCCACCCTTCCAGGACCCGGTTTCTTCGCCTACCTCATCATTAAAATCGATATTTAAGGAGATGCGAACCATTTCAAAAAATGGAAACCACTTCCGATGCCAGATACGCCGTTCAATATAGCAGGTGGCAATTCGGTCTTGAATTTCACCGGAGTTGAGGACATAGATGTATTGGTGTTTTTCTACTAATCGTCCATCGCTATAGGGTTCAGAATACTCGCCACCTGGGTTGACCCACTTCTTACCAGTCCAGACCTGATGGAGATCATGAATCCAACTAAAGAACGGTAAGTCCCAAGTGATCCACTTAGAATCACACTGCTCCCAATCATTCATTTTCCCACCAAGGTGAAGCCAAAAGGTATTGTTGTGAATTTGAATGCCGTAGTTGGGAGTATCACATGACCCAGGAATTCGGGTTTTGAATGGAACCTTAATATGAAATTGGCCCCAGATCAAACACCAACTGATGGCATAATGCTGATCAAAATATCCACCGCGGTGAACCATAAATTCGAAACCAAACCGAGGTGCGAAATATCCCCATTTAAAATCTATAGAATCCTTATTGATGCGCCACATAGTGGTTAGTATAGAAACAATTTTCTGCCACCAATTAAATTCGTGTGAGTAAGTCTCCTTCATTGTGAAAGTCCTTAGTTACTGCGGGAAGAAAAAGAAAGGGTGATCTCACGACCACCCTCTCACGATTAACTCAGAGCAATTACTCTTGGTCCTCATCGATCAGAATCAGCAGCTTTTGAATCTCTTTCTGCTTGAAGCCCTTCGGAATCGTGATGTTCCGCTCCTTACAGATGGCACGCAGCTCACCGACCTTCTTATCGGCATACTCAGACTCCTCGATCTCGTCGTCCTCAACGTCGTCGATGTCATCCACGTACTCGTTACCATCAACCGGCTCAGCATCAGCGGCCTCTTCTTTTTCCTCCTCAACCGGTTCCTCTTTCTTAACAGGCTTCTTGGCAGCGGGCTTCTTAGCCGGGGCCTCGTCTTCCTCACCGTTCACGATGGCATCGATCAGGTCCTTGCTAAAGTCCTTGATCAGGCTCACAATGCGCTTGCGCTCCGCGGCATTGGCCTTCTCGATCTCGGCCTCAATAGTGTTTTGAATCTTGTTCAGGTCCATGGTGGATTCCTCAAGTTGTGGTTAAAGTAAATGCCTCGGGCATGTCCCTCAGCTGGTAGTTACTCTACTATAGAGAGTGCGGTTTGTAAACATGTGGTTTCAAATTATTTCATGTGGATCAATACTTTCGACGCCGTTTCCGCCGTGTGGGTTTCTCATCCCCAGTCAAGTGACTCACCAAAGCCTGCGGCTGCGCCGTCAACCACTGGTCCGCGTTCCTGACGGCGTAGTACCGGGCTTGTGACCCATCAGGCAGACGGATCGGCTTCCCGTCACTTACCTGGCGGATCCCTGCCCGTGACAGCTCCCGTCCCAAGCCGTTGGCCGTGGTACCAGTTCGGCCTTCAGGATCATAATACAACAGCAACTCCTTCGAGGTCAGCAGGTCCTTATCGCACACTACGTCCCCGACTCGAAGCACCTGATCAGGGGTGGCGATCAGCTGACGGACCCATGACCCGAGATCGGAACGGCCAGTGTTAATCATCCGCTCCTTCGCCGCAGTGCGGTAAGCTGGGGCCGCAGGGTTAAAGTCACCAAGGTCCAGTTTGAGCAGATAATCGAACACCGCCTCAGCCCCGCCGTTTTCAAGCCATCCCATGTAGTCAGTGTAGAACTCCTCGTCCTGCGGCCCCACCAACACCTCATGGATAAAGAACCGGCGGTCATCGTCCTCTAAGAAGAACGAGTCCGGGTGCTGGGAGGTAAAGAAGTAGTTGATGCAGTCAGGGACAACGTAGCTGGGGGTGTACTTGGCATTGATCCTGAGCTCTTTCTGGGTAATCATCTTCTTCAAGAAGTCCGCATCCTGCCGCTTGTTTGAACCAGTGACGTCATCACCCATCACGAACTGCTTGGACTCGGCCCACTCATTAAAATTATTATGCAGGTCCATCTGGTTGATCTCGGTAAAGTTCTTGCCGTAGATCCGGGCCAAGGTGTAACCGACCAACGACTTACCTGTACCGTGCTTAATACCATGAATCACGACTGAGCTGAACATCTTGATCCCAGGGGTCTGCAACGGTTGCGCGCACCATCTGAGAAACCACTGCATTGCCTCGGGTTCCGTGCCGTTGAACAGATGCTCTAACAACTTAAGGAACAGCTCAACCTTCCCGGCCTTCGCCTCGCACCCCCAACCCGGCCAGGTGTTCAGCTCGTTCTTCTTAGTGAATCGCTCGTCACCTGGCTCGTATGTTAGCCGCATGGCCTCTAAACGGAGTGGCCACTTCAACCAAGCACCGGCGGCGGAGACGGCCTTAAATGAGATGCTACCATCGGCCTTAATCTGCCGTTCTTGATAATTAGCTGTTGATTCAAGGTGATCCTTAAAGGCGCCAGGTGAGACCTTGTTCTCCATGTCCTGTTGGTCAACCACGAGACCGGGCTTCCGGATGTACACGTACCGTTTGTTGTACTCCCACAGCGGTGCTGCCAGCCCTAACGGCTCAGCCAGTGTCAAAAGCTCTCTGAACATTTCATTCGCCGATGGGCCAGCATGAACTAGGAAGTCATCAAGACCGATTTTATCGAGACCAGGAAGCTGCGGCAGGGCCACTAAGTAGCAGAACGCGCCGCGCCGTTGTAGCTCATTGGCAAAGTCTCTTAAGGCGGCGCACACCATGGGGTTGGTCTTGTAGTCGGAGTCAAAGCAGAGGTAGACGTTCCGCTTCCGCCACTCAATGGGCGCCAGTGATGGCAGCCACTCTATACCAAGGCGGTTGCTACGCCAATTGTACACGCCACCCAAACCCAGTGTGGGAAACCCTTCCTTGCACGCCTTGGCGGCCTTGAGCTCGCCTTCAGTGATGATCAACGGCTCATCAGGGTTCATGCACAGGTCCACCCAACCATCGAAGTTCTGTGGGTAATAGGCCACGGGAGCAGTATTGGGTGCCTGCACGTAGCGGACCGGCTTCTTCTGGGTAACGGCATCGAAATCAGTAGGGGTTTCTAAATAGCGAAGACGATAGAAAGGATCGGCCTCATGCCAGTCTGGGAGGGGCTCACCATCTGGCCCTAAGTATGAGATCTTGAGCGAGCAAAGCTGCTTGAATGAGGGGTGAAGCCGTGAGGTTTGTTGACTGCCTAAGCACTGCATGTGAAGCAGTTTAGCATCATCCATAGTGAGACCAGAGGTAGCGAGTTTCTTCTCGCCCAGGCCCTGCGCCTTATGGTCAGTTGTTCGATTACGTCTTGCCATGTAATGTCTTCTATATAAGTGTCACCAATTACCCCGCCCTCAGCGTGTCGGGAACCGTTCTTTATTTACCTCAGCGCAATAAAGGAAGCAGCTTCGGGCACGCCAACTTGCTGAGGGATGGTGACATGAGGACCACATGGCAGGTACCTTGAGGGTCATGACAGGCCCGAAGCTGCTGAGAAGAGATACTACTACAATAATCTGTAGCTGTAAATTTGGAGTTATAAACTGTGAGAAATGCATTTGGAATCAATAACTTAGGTTAATTGCTACGAATTTTGCCCGCTACACTTTGCTACACGCTACACCAATCTCTATTCTCCCCCCCCCTTCTATTTCCTCTCTCTTACTTATTTCTATTTTAATACTCTTCTATAGTAAAAAGAGTAGTATTTGTAGTAATATATCTAATAATTTTATATAAATCAATAACTTACACCTCCCAAAACCTGCTACAAATATGCCAAATTATTCTGTAGCAGGTGTATTTATGTGTAGCGGGCCATAAATCGTGTGTACGGAATCGTTTTCGCGCGCCATAATCCCAAGCATGTGAATTCGATTAACCTACCATTGTGGAGCATGGCAGTATGTCACGAGGCGGCCCACGGCCTGGATCTGGACCCAAGCGCGGCACAAAGCGCATCACAGCTAAAGCACAAGAAGCTGCCAAGCTCAAAGCAAATGAAGAGGGAAGACTACTTCCACATGAAATCTTACTAAGAGCTGCAAACGGCGAATGCTTTAAGCAAAAGAAGTTGCATATTATCTACCACGGTCGTGGCCCAAAGAAAGGTCAGGAGAAAGAACGGAAATGGGTTGAAGAAGATTATTGGCCCACCGTGCCTGAGCAGATAGATGCTGCCAAAGCAGCGGCACCGTACTACGTGCCACGACTCGCAGCGCAGACAATCGGTACTGATGAGAACACAGCCGATGCTTTAACTGAAGTCATGAAGCAACTAGCGAGTAAACTACCAGGATGACAGCTGCAGAGAAGATGAGTCCAGCCCAGTTACGCTGTATGCAACGGTGGTACGATCTTATTGACCATCCTGAGCAACTTCGTCTCATCAATAGCCCTTCACGGTTTAAGGTGGTACCTGCTGGTCGCCGCTCTGGCAAGACAGAAAGATTCAAGCGCTTCATGGCTAAGACCATGATGGCTAACCCTGGTGAGCCGTACTTCATCGCGGCACCTACCCGGAACCAGGTCAAGAAGATCTACTGGGAAGACATGAAGCTGTTGTGCTTCGCCCCATTGCTGTCCCGTGATGCTATCTCTGAATCTGAACTGACGATCAAATTACCTAATGGCGCATCTGTCACACTCATTGGTCTTGATCAACCACAGCGTATTGAGGGTACGTTCTGGGCGGGCGGCGGCATTGATGAGATTGCTGACGTTAAAGAGAATGCCTGGGCTGAGAACATCTCTCCAGCGCTTGACACCTTCAACCCACTGAAACCGGATTACCGCGCCTGGTGCTGGTTGCTGGGTGTGCCTGATGGATTAAACCACTATTACGAGATGGCAGAGTATGCTAAGACCGCTAATGATCCTGAATGGGATCTGTTCACCTGGCACTCCGCCGATATTCTGCCGCCTGATGTGATCGATGCAGCGAAGCGACGGATGTCTAAGCGGCAGTACAAGCAGGAGTACGAGGCCTCGTTTGAGACCGCCTCAGGCAAGATCTATGAGGACTACTCAGCTGACAACTACACCGATGAGACGATTAAGCCCCATGAGCAGCTGCATTGGTTCCATGACTTTAACTATACACCTCTGAGCTCAGGGGTCGGGGTGCGTCGCAACAAGGGTAAGGACCTTTATATCTTGGATGAGGTCATCTTAACGTCAGCGGTGGCGCGTCAGTCAGCCTTGGAGTTCTGTGATCGGTATAAAGATCATGAGAACAAGAAGTTGTTATTGTTTGGCGACCCCGCTGGTAAGGCTGGTGAGAAGCATGGTCACGCCTCTGACTACACTGAGATTGAATCAGTGCTAAAGAAGCATGGTTGGCACGTGCAACGCCAGATCAAACCCGCTGCCCCTGCCATTCGTGATCGGCAGAACGCAGTGCGCGCCAAGATCCGGAATGCGGCTGATGAGGTGTCACTGTTCGTGAATACCAAGTTGGCGCCGTACTGCCATAAGGGTTTGGCCACTGTGCAGACGAAGAAAGGCAGTACCTTCTTAGAAGAGGATGGTGAGTATCAGCACATCACGACCGCCATCGGTTACTGCATTGATCACATCTGGCCGGTGACCATGAAGAAAGAGACTAAGCTCGCTGCTCCGCAGGGCAGCCAACACCATTGGAACCGTTGATTATGCCTAGACAAACGAAAGCAGAACGCCTTAAAGATGTTCATTACAGTGCCATCACTGAGTTTGATGACACCCAATCTGCTTTGCGCGATGAGCGGCTACAGTGCCTGAAAGATCGACGGTTCTACTCAATCGCAGGTGCGCAGTGGGAGGGACCACTGACCGAGCAGTTTGAGAACAAGCCGAAGTTCGAGGTGAACAAGATCCATCTGTCGGTGATCCGTATCATCAACGAGTACCGCAACAACCGCATCTCAGTTGATTTCAAGGCCAAGGGCGGTAAGGTCAACGATCGGTTGGCTGATACCTGTGACGGGTTGTACCGCGCGGATGAGAATGATTCAGTGGCCGATGAGGCCTATGACAACGCCTTTGAGGAGGCGGTTGGGGGTGGCTTTGGCGCCTGGCGGCTTCGTACTGAGTACGAGGACGATGAGGACCCGGATGATGACCAACAGCGCATCATGATTGAGCCCATCTTCGACGCTGATTCCTCGGTGTACTTTGATCTACAGGCCAAGCGTCAGGATAAGTCTGATGCCAAACGCTGTTGGGTGCTGACCTCCATGACCCGTGAGGCCTATGAGGAGGAGTGGAATGACGACGTCTCATCCTGGCCGAAGACGGTATACGACCACGAGTTTGATTGGGCCACGCCCGATGTCGTCTACGTTGCTGAGTATTACCAGGTCGAGGAGACGCGTCAAACCATCCATATCTGGCAGCATCTTGATGGTAAGGAGGAGCGGCTCACTGATGAGGAACTTGAGGAGAAGCTTGAGGTGCTCGAGTCCGTTGGAGCCGAGGAGGTTCGCACCAAGAAGATCCGCAAGAAGCGCATCCATAAGTACATCATGTCCGGGGCCGCGGTGCTTGAGGACTGTGGTTACATTGCTGGCAACTGCATTCCCATCATCCCAGTGTACGGCAAGCGGTGGTTCATTGATAACGTCGAGCGTTGCATGGGTCAGGTACGTCTGGCCAAGGACCCGCAGATGTTGAAGAACATGCAACTGAGTAAGCTGGGTGAGATCAGCGCTCTCGGTTCAGTGGAAAAGCCGATCCTGACCCCGGAGCAGATCGCTGGCCACCAACTGATGTGGGAAGAGGACAACATCAAGAACTACCCGTACCTGCTGATCAATCCCATTGAGGACCTGAACGGCAATGAGCAGTCCATGGGACCGATTGCGTACACCAAGACAGCGATGATTCCTCAGGCCCTGGCGGCGCTGCTGCAGCTGACTGAGGATGACATCAATGACCTGCTTGGTAACAACCAACAGGGCGAGCAGATGCAAGGCGGCATCTCCACCGAGACAGCGCACCTGATTCAGAACCGACTTGATATGCAGACGTTCATTTATATGTCCAACTTTGCGAAGGCCATGAAGCGCTGCGGTGAGGTGTGGCTCAGTATGGCCAAGGACACTTATGTTGAGGATGACCGAGAGATGGAGACCCTGACTGAGGACGGGGCTGCCGGTGCGGTGCAACTCAATCGTCCCGCCCTGGGTGAGGGTGGTGAGGTAATATACGAAAACGACCTTAGCCATGCTAAAATGAAGGTCGTCACCTCAGTTGGCCCATCCAGCTCCACGCGACGGATGGCCACGGTTCGTGCCCTAACCACCATGATGGAGAAGACCGACGACCCGGAGACCAAGCAGGTGCTTGGTGCCATGACCATGATGAACATGGAGGGCGAGGGTGTTGAGGACGTGCGCGAGTACTTTCGCATGAAGTTGCTGCGTATGGGCGTGATCAAGCCCACCGAGGAGGAGGCGCAGCAACTGGCGCAGGAGCAGGCCAACGCTGAACCATCAGCCCAGGACCAGTACCTGGAGGCCGCCGCTGCGAAGGAGCTTGCTGAGGCCAGTGAGAAGCAAGCGAACACAATATTGAAGCAAGCACAGGCCGATAAGGCCCGAGCTGAGACCGCCGAGACAATTGTGGACATCGACGGTAAGGAGCAACAACAGGCGATGGAGGTCATTGAGAAGTTGGGGCCACGAGTTACCCCGCCCGATGTGCCAGGATCACCTGTTCAAGAATAGCTGAGTATTGAGTCCAAATCCGATACTTAGTTGAACGCGGCCAACCACCCAGCCGCTTTAGTGGGTGAGTTAATTAACGGAGTCTGAAATGGGAACAGAGGCAGAAGATCAAGAAACTGAAGACGTAGTCATCGAAGAAACTGAAACCGAAGAGGAAACTTCTGAGGTTGAGGAACAAGATGAGGAAACCACTGAAGCAGAGGCCGAGAGTACCTCGGAGCCTGGTGAAGAGGAAGAAACATCTGATGACGCGGATGAAGTGATTGTGACAATTGGGGATACGCCATCCCCAGAGGAGAGCGAGGAGCAGAAAGCACCTGCATGGGTGAAAGAACTCCGTAAATCGCACCGTGAGACCCAACGCGAGAACCGTGAGCTGAAGCAGAAGCTCGAGGCCATGAATCAACCAGAGGCAACTCAGGTGAAGCTTGGCCCTAAGCCGAAGTTAGAGGATCACGACTACGACACGGAGAAATACGAGGCTGAGCTGGCTAGTTGGTACGACAAGAAACGCCAGGCTGATCAGCAAGCTGCTGACGCTGAGGCTGCTCAGGAGGCCCAACAAAAGGCTTGGCAAGAGAAGTTGAACGTGTATGCTGAGAAGAAATCGAAATTGAAGGTAAAGGACTTCGATGACGCTGAGGCCAACGTCCTTGGGGTGTTTGACCAAACTCAGCAGGGAATCGTGGTGCAGGGCGCAGATGACCCAGCTTTAACAATTTACGCCCTTGGCAAGAATGAGGCCAAGCTTAAGGAACTCGCTGCTATTAAAGACCCCGTGAAGTTTAGCTTTGCGGTTGCCAAACTGGAGACCCAACTCAAAGTGAAAAATCGTAAAGCACCACCGCCTGAGAAGACGGTAACAGGTACCGCTCCCAAATCAGGATCGGTTGACTCAGAACTAGAGCGGCTTCGCGACGAGGCTTCGCGCACTGGTGACTACTCAAAGGTGCACCAGTACAAGCGTCAGAAGAAACGTCAACAGGCCAGTTAGCTAACTTAAATAGAGGAGCTTAGCAATGGCTAATGCATTTTCCAAAGAAGAACGCGTTGCGTTTGAGGACATCTTAGAGGGCTTCAACGACGCCCTGGTGCTCTCACGTAATGTGTCGATGTACAACACCGATTCCACTGAGATGGAGCGCTCGAACGACACCATTTGGCGTCCTCAGCCCTACATCGCGGAATCATTTGATGGTCTGGACCAGTCTGGTAACTTTGAGGACTACACCCAGATGTCCGTTCCAGCGACACTGGGCTTTACCAAGTCAGTGCCTTGGATCATGGACTCCAAAGAGCTACGTGACGCCTTACAAGAGGGTCGTCTTGGCGATGCCGCACGTCAGAAGCTTGCTTCCGACATCAACGTGGCTATCACCAATGTCGCCTCGCAACAAGGCACTTTGGTTGTTGCCCAATCAACCGCTGCTGCCGGCTTCACTGATGTAGCACAGGCTGAGGCCCTGATGAACGAGATCGGTGTGCAACCGTTTGATCGTTACTTCGCGGCCTCTACTCGTGATTACAACGGCATGGCTGAGAACCTGGCGAATCGTAACACCGTCCAAGGCGCGGTCCAATCTGCGTATGAGAACTCGTACGTTGGTCGCATCGCCTCCTTCGATATGTTTAAGATGGATTACGCGAACCGCCTGGCAGCAGCGACTGCCACTGGTGTGACGGTGAACGGTGCAGGCCAGTACTACACCCCACAGGCCACCAGCACCGCGGCAACGGGCGAGACCGCCAACGTCGATAATCGTTACCAGGATCTGGCAGTGACGGTCACCGGTGGTACCATCGCGGTGGGCGACTGCTTCACGATCGCTGGTGTGGATTCCGTGCACCTGATCACGAAGCAGGCTACAGGTCAGCCGAAGACCTTCCGGGTCACCGGCATCGTGTCCGGCGGTGGTGGTACTGGTACCATCCAGATCTCACCTCCGATTATCTCTAACGGTGGCGGTACGAAGGCTGAAACCATCTATCAGAATGTGGATGCGACCCCGGCCAATGGCGCAGCACTGACCTTCCTGAACACGGCTGATGCATACATCAACCCGTTCTGGCAGAAGGACGCCTTGGAGATTTTGCCTGGCCGCTTGGCGGTTCCGGCAGACGCAGGTGCAGCTGTGATGCGAGGTACCACTGATAATGGTATTGAGATCGTGTGGCAGAAGCAGTTTGACATCAACACCTCGAAGACCAAGTACCGCTTGGACTGTTTATTTGGTGTGGTGAACAAGCAACCTGAAATGTCTGGTATTGAGCTGTTTAGCCAGCCGTAATCCCTAACCTGAGCGGCTTCGGCCGCTCTTTCACTAAGTCTAAATGACTGGAGGTGTATTATGCCATACGGCGGAAAATCCTACCCGCTTCCTCAGAACTCCAAGGGCGGTAAGAAGTCCAAGGGTGGTGTGAAGAAAAAGGGTAAAAAGAAGATGGGAGGCTATAAAAAATGAGCACCCCAACTATGGTCTACAAAAAAGGCAAAAAGCTGAAGGTGGATGGTGAGCTCTTCGATTATCAAATCGTTGAAGCAGAGCTCCCTGAAGGCGCAGCTGAAGATGCCGAGTCGGAACTGGATCAGGCATTGTCTGATGGTTGGTTCCGCACCCCTGCTGAGGCGTTGGAAGGTGTTCCTACTGACGACGAAGCACCAACTCGCGAGGAGCTGGAGGCGAAGGCCGCTGAGCTTGGCATTGAGTTCACTGATGGAACTCGTGACAAGACCTTGGTCAAGAAAATCGCTGAGGCCTTAGCGGCTCAGGAGGACTAATCATGGGCTGGACCAAACGCCAATTTGTTGAACAAGCTTTCGAGGAGATCGGCTACGCGTCGTATGCCTATGACCTGGAGCCCGAGCAGCTCGAGTCGGCAATGCGGCGTTTGGACGCCATGATGGCCACCTGGAACGGGAGGACGATACGCCTCGGCTATCCCCTCCCGTCTTCTCCTGAGGATGCCAGCCTCGAGATGGAGACCAGTGTGCCTGACATCGCCAACGAGGCCATTTACCTTAACCTGGCAATTCGGATTGCACCTATCGTGGGCAAGACCGCATCCATGGAGACTAAATCCTCTGCTCGAGATGCTTACAAGGAGCTGCTTAAGCGCGCTGCGATGCCGCACGAGATGCAATTCCCAGAAACACTCCCGGCTGGACAGGGCAACAAGCCCTGGCGCTACCGCGACAGCCCATTTATTCGACCACCTAAGGATCCGGTTGACGCTGGTCCTGATGGTGAAATTGATCTTTACTAGGAGGAGCTTTCAATGCCTCAGATAAACCAACTTAGTGCTGTTGATAAGCTTCAACTAGGAGACCTGGTTGCCATCTTCAGCACAAACAACGGGGACGCACGTAAGGCAGCAATGAGTGTAATGCTGCAGTTCATGCAGGACAACTTAGTATTTCCTGATGCCAACTCGCAGGGTGAATACGCCACCCAGTACGCATCACCATCAAGCACTGGGTTCAATATCACTATCACCGATGGGGCTGACGATAACACTAATGTCCATTTGATCCTCACCCCCACGGCAGGTTTTGCTGCTGGAACCATCACACTGCCACCAGTGGCTGGGGTGGTTAATAAGCAAGAGGTGCTTGTTAACTGCACGCAACAGCTTACTGCATTGACTGTTGACGGCAACGGTGCCACAGCGGTAACTGGTGAGCCATCAGCGCTGGCAGCAGACGACTTCTTTCGATTGAAGTACGATCTTCCAACCCAAACTTGGTACCGAGTGGGGTAAGTTATGCAGATCCCAGTGCTTAGTGGCATCTACACGGACGAGGCCTCTGATTTTAGGACGTCATACCCGTTTAATATGGTGCCTGTGCCTGTATCTCAGGGGACCAGTAGCGGGTACCTGAAGTACGCTGAGGGCGTTGATCAGTTTGCCGGTGGTCCAGGAGTTGCCCGTGCTACCATCAACTGGAATGACATCTGTTACTCAGTAATGGGGAGCAAGTTGGTAGTAGTTAATGCCGACGGAACAACTACTGTGATTGGTGATGTAGGATCAGGGGGCACCGCTACCCTTGATTACTCATTTGACCGACTGGCAGTGGTGTCTAATAAGAACTTGTTTTACTACGATGGGAGCGAGTTGCAGCAAGTGACTGATCCTGACCTGGGTGACGCACTGGATGTTATCTGGGTTGATGGTTACTTCATGACCACTGATGGTGAGTTCTTGGTGGTGACCGAGCTCAACGACCCGTTTGCGATTGATCCCCTAAAGTACGGCTCATCTGAGGCAGATCCTGACCCGATAAAGGCATTGTTAAAGCTACGTAACGAGCCCTATGCCCTCAACCGTTACACCATTGAGGTCTTTGATAACATCGGCGGCACTGGGTTCCCTTTCCAGCGCATTGATGGTGCCCAGATCCAGCGTGGCGTAATTGGCACTCACATGTGCGCAGTATTTTTGGAGGCTGTGGCCTTTGTTGGCGGTGGCAGGCATGAGTCAATCTCTGTGTGGCTTGGCGCAAATGGGAGCAGCACACGATTGGCCACCCGTGAGATCGATCTGATACTGGCCGAGTACACTGAGGAGCAGCTTGAGACCTCCTTTGTAGAGGCCCGCGTTGACAAGGGCCACCAGCTTCTCCTTATCCATCTTCCAGATCGCACGCTGGTATACGATGCTGCAGCTTCAGCAACTATTGGGCAGCCCGTCTGGTTTGAGTTGGGGTCGTCCTTAGAACGCGGTTCTACGTACCGCGCTCGTCACCTGGTGTGGTGCTACGATCAGTGGTTGGTGGGGGATACTCAGAAACCTAATATTGGTTCAATGAACCGGGCCTCAGGGGAGCACTGGGGTGAGACGGTGGGGTGGGAGTTTGGCACCCTTATTATTTATAACGAGGGCAATGGCGCTATTTTCCATGAGCTTGAGCTTGTGGCCCTGTCAGGACGATCAGAGCTTGGTAAGACATCTACTGTGTGGACACAGTACTCATTAGACGGAGAGGCGTGGAGCATGCCCAAGGGCATCAGCGCGGGTCGCCGTGGACGACGTGATAAGCGGTTAGTTTGGCTGAGCCAAGGGCCCATGCGCCATTGGCGGATACAACGTTTCCAAGGTACCAGCGATGCTCGATTAGCAGTGTCACGATTGGAGGCTCGTCTTGAGCCATTGGTGGTATAACTATGGCTGATCCCCGTCCGCTTCTTAGAAAGGAATTTGCCCGGTTTCTACCCGATCATCGGGCAATACGCGCCTTTGAAAAGTTATTTGATCTGATTCCTGATAATCTTATTGAGCTTCAGGAAGAGATCGAGAAGCTTAAGTTTGATGTTTTCGTGGTTACACAGGATCACACCACTGGTAAGAACGAGGTCGTGGTATGCAACAATGTCGACCCCATTTCGGTGACGCTTAACCCATCCCCTGAGGTGGGGGAGCGTGCCATTGTTAAGCGACGTGGTGCCTTGGTTACTATTGTGGGAACTATCGATGGTGAAGCTGACGTGGTGCTCGAGGCCATGAGAGAGGCGCTACAACTTGTTTACACAAAACCTGGGGATTGGTCAAAGATATGAGCTATCGTGATAAGCTAAATAATGTTGTTCGCATCAATCGACTTGATGACTTTAATGTCCAAGATGCGGACACAATCACCTTGGAGGAGGGAAAGATCTACGTTCGCGGTGCTGAGATCGT